ATAAACCTATTATTGGTAAAGCAGTAGATCTTTTAAAATGAAACCAATAGTTGTCAAAGATAACTTTTTTGAAAACCCAGAACAAGTTATTGATATAGCCAAATCTGTTGAATGGCTTAAGCCTAATGAATCCCATAATTGGTGCGGTTTAAGAAGTTCAGATTTATCTAAGATCGATACTAATTTAAATTGGTATATCGTAAGTAATTTTTTATATTTGTATTACAACAAAAGTGATATTAAAGTTGACTACACTCATGTTTGTTTTCATAAAATAAATAAAGAAGATTGGTTAAATAGAAAAGAATATGCTCAAATACATCAAGATGGCACTGAGTTAGCTGGAGTAATTTACTTAGATAAAGAGCACAATTTTAACAATGGTACTTCGATATATAACAATGAGGATTTAAGTATAAAAGTAGGATCTAAGTTTAACAGACTTGTAGCATATGATGGTAACTTTAGGCATGGTATATCAGACTTGGAAAATGAAGAAAGATTAAGTATAGTAATATTTTTAAATAATATAAAAATAAGATAGGAGACATATGGCAATATCAAGATCCTCAATGGCTCAACAAATAGATGGTAAATTACGTGGGGCAAAAAAAGAAAAAAAGAAGAAGCTTAAAGTTAAAAAACCCAATAAAAAGAATTCTACTACATTTACTGTTTAAGCCAAAAGTGGTACAATCTAAGAAGTTGTACAACCGCAAAAGGCTAAAAACCTTCAATATGGAGTAATATAGCAATGTGGCCACAAAAAAGGAGTCAATAATGGCAAAGAAATCTCAAGGTCCTTGTTGGGACGGTTATGAAATGGTTGGCATGAAAAAAAAGGGAAGTAGAAGTGTTCCTAATTGCGTGCCAGTAAAAAAGAAATTTGCAGGAGGTATAATTCCAGCAATTGGTCCAGCTCAAGCAATAGCTGCAGCACAGCAAGCTACCCCTCAAGATTATATTAATTATAAAACTTCAGGTAATACACAACCTATTGAAAAGCAGATGACTCCTGTTAAAAACAAAAAAGAAAAAGTTACGGAAGCTTACTCAGGTAAGTTTATTGATGTTGAGATGGACGGAAAAAGATATAGTAACCCATCTTTAAAAAGTTACTATAACGATTTATTAAAATAAGGAGAAACACTATGATGAAAACTATGCCAGGTGGCGGAAACGCATACGCAAGAATGTCTTCTCTTAAAACCGAAAAAGCTAAATACGGTAAAGAGATGAAGAAGAAAAAGGATAAAAAGAAAAAGAAAAAAGATAAGTAATGGCTACAAGCGGCACAACATCTTTTGATTTATCTATCGATGAGATAGTAGAAGATGCCTATGAGAGAATAGGTATGAGAATTAATTCTGGTCATGATATTAAATCAGCTAGAAGAAGTTTAAATATTTTATTTTCAGAATGGGGTAATAGAGGTGTGCATTTATGGAAGGTAGCTTTAAATGAAGTTGCTTTAGTTGCAGGTCAAGCAAACTATACAGTACCAACAAATGTTAGTGATGTATTAGAAGCTTATATCTCAACTGCAGGGGGAACTCCTGGAACAACCACTAATGATTTAACTTTATCTAAAATTGATAGATCAGCTTATGCCGCTTTACCAAATAAAGGTGTTCAAGGACAGCCTTCTCAATACTATGTAGATAGACAAACAACACCAGTTATTTATTTATATCAAACTCCAGATTTATCGACTTATACTTATTTAAAATATTATTCAATTAATAGAATAGAAGATGCAGGTGCTTACACAAATACTGCAGACGTATCTTACAGATTTATTCCATGTATGATTTCTGGATTAGCTTATTATTTAGCTATGAAACGTTCTCCAGAAAGACTACAGTTTCTTAAGTTGGTTTATGAAGACGAAATGAAAAGAGCCTTAGATGAAGATGGTTCTAGAACAAGTTTATTTATAACTCCAGAGAGTTATTTTCCGCAGGGGTAAATTATGGGAAGATTTGCAAGAGGTAGTAGAGCTTTATCAATATCAGATAGATCAGGAATGCAATTTCCTTATCAAGAAATGGTAAAAGAATGGAATGGTTCCATTGTCCATTATTCAGAGTTCGAGAAAAAACATCCACAGCTAGATCCAAAGTATCATGCTGCAGATCCACAAGCTTTAAAAAAAGCTAGACCTGATACATCAAGAGGGACTGGTATTACAGTACCACTTGATTTACAATACTGGCCTGGACAATACTTATCTAATGGTATGCAACCTGGTACATCACCAGATGAAGAAAATGCTAAAAGACAAGCAGGGATATCCATAGGAAATATTGAGATAGCTTTTCCTACTCAAACAGCAAATACCACAGGGACAACTACAACAAGTAACACAGGAAGTGTTACAATAACAATATTATAAATATGACATACGCAGAATTATTACAAAAAGTTAGAGATTATACAGAAGTAGACTCAAATGTTTTAACTGATTCTATTATCGAAGACTTTATTAGAGATACCGAATTAAAGATTTTTAGAGAAGTAGATGCAGATTACGCTAGAGAATATGCAACAGCTTCACTTATAGCAAACACACCTTATTTAGACTTACCTAATGCAACATCTAGTTCTGGATTAACCTCTACCAGAAGAGCTATTATTGTAAGATCATTTTTAGTAGAAGATTCTAACCAGTCTCCTACAACTAAAGAATACGTAGAACCTAAAGACACTAGTTTCATATTTGAATATAATTCAACAGGAGCTACAGGAGTGCCTAAATATTATGCAATGTGGAAAGAGACAACTATTATAATGGCTCCAACCCCAGATCAAGCTTATAACGTACAATTAAGCTATATTTACACTCCAGATCATCTGTCAGCTACAAATACAACAACATATCTATCAGACAATGTACCAGAGTTATTACTCTACGGCACTTTGGTAGAAGCGTATGGGTTTTTAAAAGGACCCTTAGATATGTACAAACTGTATTCAGACAAGTATAATGTAGCTATGCAAGGTTTTGCGTTGGAACAAGTAGGTAGAAGACGTAGAGACGAATATCAGGATGGGACACCTAGAATATTAGTACAGGCACCATCTCCTGATAAAGGTAATTAAAATTATTTATAAGGAGTAATAAAATGGCAATAGCACAAGCAGTATGTAATTCATTTAAACAAGAAATTTTAGAAGGTATCCATGATTTTGAAACTGGTGGAGACGAGTTTAAATTAGCACTGTATACATCAGATGCAAATTTATCTGCAGCAACAACTGCATACAGTGTAACGAATGAAGTACCAAATTCAGGTGAATATTCAGCTGGAGGAGGAACGTTACAATCTCAACAAACAGGTCTAGACACAGGCGTAGCAATTGTTGACTTCGCAGATTTATCTTTCACAGGTGTTACTTTAACAGCTAGAGGAGCTTTAATTTACAATACAAGTGAATCTAATAAAGCAGTATGCGTGTTAGATTTTGGATCAGATAAAACTGCAACTAGTGGAACTTTCACTATTCAGTTTCCAGCATTCACATCTTCAGCTGCTATATTAAGAATAGCTTAATAACGGGCAGGATTATGAATGGCAACTACTTGGGGTACAAATACCTGGGGATCTAACTCATGGGAAAGTGATTTAAATATAATCACCCCAAGTAGTAATGTCATAACTGCATCATCAGGAACATTAGAAGCCTATCAAATAAACGGTTGGGGCGGTCAATTTTGGGGAGTACAAAGTTGGGGTAACCTAACTGATGCTTTCGCAACTGTAACAGGTCAAGAACTTACATCATCATTAGGAACAGAAACCGTAGACGGTGAAATCAACTCTGGTTGGGGTGGTGAAGCTTGGGGAGAAAACGGTTGGGGTATCTTTGGAGACGTATTAATTTCTGGAGAGGAATTAAATTTAACAGTAGCTTCAGTTACTGTAGACGCTCAAATTCAAATTGGTTGGGGTGGTTTATCTTGGGGCGATGGTGAATGGGGAGATTTAGCAAACCCAGATCTTCAAGTTTCAGGAATAGCTTTAACATCTAACACAGAAGATGTATCTATTATTGCAGATGCAAATGTAGGTGCAACAGGAAATGAAATAACAACAGATACAGATGGAGCTGTTGCAGGAACTTCAGCAGCACCTATTGCAACTGGTATAGAATTATCATCTGACACGGACGGAGTATTTGCAGGGGAACTTGTAACAGTAGAACTATCATCACCTTCAAACGACCCTTGGGGTAATGAAGTTTGGGGTAATGGTCAGTGGGGTGCTGGAGATGGTACATCAATTTTAGGAGACGCTGTTGTTGATTTACAAGGTAATGCAAATGTTATCCCTACAGGAGCAGAAGCTACAGGTCAAACAGGAGATTTAGGTCAAGCTTCTATTTACAATGTAACTAATGGATCTGAAAATTCAGTTGAGTTTACTGCATATAACCAAGCACAATTATCTACAGCTCAAGCTAAATTTGGAACAGCATCTTTATTATTAGATGGTACAAATGATTATGTAGAATCTAACTCAAATGTTGATTTAAGCTCTGGTGATTTTACAATTGATGTTTGGATAAGACCAACTAGTGTTTCAGGTTACAAAGGTATTTGGCAATCAGGAACAAGCACAACAATGCAATCCTATTTATTAGGCAACGCAGTTTATTGGAGTGTAAATCCATCAACAATTATTACTACTGCAGTTACTGTTAATGCAAATGAATGGACTATGTTGTCTTTTGAAAGACAAGGAAACACTCACAGAATATATAAAAACGGAACTTTAGCAGATACAGCTACCACAGCTAATAAACAAGATAGTGGTCCATTTAGTATTGGTGAAAATGGTTTTGGTGATTTCAATGGTTATATTGATGAGTTAAGAGTTTCAACTGTTGCAAGATATACAGGATCAAGTTTTACAGAACCAACTAGTGCATTTACTCCAGATGCCTTAACAAGTGTATTACTTCATTTTGATGGAGCAAATGGTTCAACTACTATTACAAACTCTGCATTTAGTGGTACAGTTGTT